TCATCTATCAATTTCTCTTTATTAGTTTCTGGTACATACGAATAAAGACCATTAGCATTTAGTTTAACTGCCATTACGCTACCTCCCAATCATCAAAGTTTGGTTCATCGTTAGGATTGTTATCTTCTATGAGCTGATTCTCATAAGCAATGTCATCCTCATCCCCGTTTAAATCTCCGTACTCTTTCATTACGCTACCTCCACTTCGTCATCATCAAAATAAGCACCTTCATAAAAACTCATGTCTTTAGGTTTAAACAGCTTAACGGTGTTGTCCTTGTTAAGCACTTCCTCACCTGTCGCGGTATCAACCTTGACAATAACGATGTCTCGTACTACATACTCGTACTCTTTATCGCAGTTCATTATTTACCCTCCCATTTGTTTATAAATCTTTTTAGTTGTTTAACAGTCTTTCTGTATTCTCTATTGCTTGGGTCTTCATCAACCCACTCTAACTCTACCTCCAATCTATATTTAGCCTCTCTTACTAAAAGGCTGTTAGTGTATTCAGGGTGCTGATTAAGTGCTTGGAATACGCAACCTAGCTTTTCTGCTAAATCTCCAATTTTAAGATAATTAGTAGCTATAGCAGAGTCAATCAATTGAAAACACATTTCATCAATTTTTAATACATCTTTTACTATTGGTCTAAATGTTTCTGTTGTCATGTTTTTCTCCTTTTTGTTAATGACAACCCATTATGACATATTGCTAAACAATGTCAACTTTTTTTTCTTATTACGCAACGTGTTTTAATAATTTTTACTTATTAGGCTGAAACGCCCTGATAGCAAGGGTTTCAAAGCGTCTTGCACAATCTCTCTGTGTGAGGTTTTTTGTCAACCTTGCTTATGATAGTATCAAAAAGTGTAAAAGTACGTTGACGGCTCTAAAAATGCCCTTTATGGCGATTGAGTTTTTTTGCTTATTTTTTCATCACTTGTTAAGTCATAAGTTTTTTTTATTAAAAATAGTTTTTTCATAAGTTTTATTTATTTTATTTTTTTTATCATAAGGCAGTTTTTGATAAGTTTTTTTTATTGCTTATTTTTTAAGCAGCTGTGGATAGTTTTATTTTTTTTATCCACAAGTTATCCACAATTAAAAAGATTATTTTTTTCTTGTATTTTTTCTTTTTTTGTGTAAATATAGTTTTACATTAATTTTAAAAGGAATTTTTTATGACTATAAACGGGTACAAAATAGAAGGTACTAAAAAAGAATATATAAATATTTTAGTAAATCATAATAATGCCAATAAAAAAGAATTAGAGAAAATGAGTTTTTATGATGTAGTTGTAGAATATTGTTTTTTTTATAATCCGCTAGTTTTAGCTAATTAATAAGGAATTTTTTTATGAATATTAAATTTAAAGATAAGAATACAGAATTAAAAATGAATAGTATTTTAAATTGTATTTCTCAAGCAAATGAACGGTTAAATAAAAACTTTTCATATGATGACAAAGATTTAAAGGCTTTATCAGAAGTTTTTAATATACCAAAATCAGACGTAAAAATAATATATGATAATTTTATTATTAATATCTTTTAAATTAATTAATAACTAATAATGAATTTTTTTATTTTGAATAAATGGGATAGTTTTATTATTACGAAAAGAAAAAAAAGAAACTGCTGTATTTTATTTTTTTTATTAGGTATTATTTTTTCTAATATAGTTTTTTTAGTTTTTTAGTTTTTTTTAAAAATTATTAGTTTTTTACCTTTTTAAAGCTAATGATTTTATTAGAGGGTTTAAACGCCCTCTATTTTTTTATCTATTTTTTGATAAGTAAAATAAATCAAAGAAAGTTGACATTATTATATTTTTGTTTAATATGGAGCTGTAACAAAATTTTAATTTTAAAAAGGAATATTAAAATGGCTTTTTATATAACACCTAGCGATTCAGATTTGATTCAGATTTTAGTAAATGATACTTATGCCAATTGGAGTTATGAAGGTGCAAGGGCTTTGATTGAGTATTTTAATGATTTTGAAGGGCAAGAGGAATTAATGCGTTTTGATTCTGTTGCATTAAGATGCGATTTTTCAGAATATAAAACAATTGAGGAAATTTTAGAAAATTATGATTCTATTGAATCGCTTGAGGAATTAGAGGATAACACTATTGTTATTCCTTTCAAAGGCGGTTATATCATTCAAGATTTTTAAAAGGGGAATAAAATGAGAAAATTAAATAATACACAAAAGAAAATGATTGATAATTTTATAAAAAACAATCGTTCTGCTCCAAATTTTTTACCATGTAGCATCATTGACGCTAGCGGTGAAATTGAAAATAAAAATAATTATGAGTCAGTTTGGAGTGATATAGAGCGTTATTATTCTGATAATGCTAAACCTCAAAAACTTACAACATGGAGTTTATAAAATGAAAAATGAAACGTATGCAGAATTAGATAAAAGATTAATAAGACGCGATATTATACTGTTGACCATTGCTTTTATATTGCCTTTTGGCTTTCCTATTGTCTTATATTGGCTGTATTAGTAGCAATGATTAAGAAGCCCCTAACGGGGCTTTTTTTTGGTATTCATAAAAATTCCTAATCACCAAAATAAAATAAACCCCCATAAAGCTATCTATAAACAGCGTCAAAGCAAATTGACGTTATCGGATAGGATAGCATTAAAAACTAAATAAAAGCCGTTAGAAGGCGATTGTGTACGTTTGTCCTGGAATGCCTACTGTTAAAGGCTTTTAGAGCCTTAATAAATAATTACTTTGTTTAAACAAAGAAAGTTGACACATTTATAATAAAAGTGTTTATAATGGTTGACATGCAAGGGGGCTTTTCCGCTTGCCTATTTTAAAAAGGAAAATAAAATGAATACAAACAAAATACAAGGGCTTTTTATTACAGAAGACCAAGCATATGATTTGGCTTGCCATAATGAGTTTATATCAGCAACACCATACAATTTAGCCATTATGCAAATTCGTAACCATTGGAGTTCAATCAGACAGGAAGAACTTTATACCCCTGTAATTGAATTTAAAGTTCGCAGTTCAAAAACTAATAGAAATAAAAAATTCTGGACAGATAATGAAATTGTTTGGACTAAAGGAATTGTTGGTTGGTGTAGTGTGAAATCGCATATTAATTCACAGCATAATAACGCTGAATATGATGTACGTTCAGCATTAATTAAATTAGGGTTGGCGTAAGTCAACATTAAAAAGGAAAATATAAAATGAAAATCAAGCCCCAAATCAGGGGCTTTTTTATTGCCTGAAATATATGTAAATCAGTTACATGGTATCAACTAATAAAGTATAATCCGATTCATAAGGCATAATTCCGCCTATATAATCCCTAAATCTATTTAAACACTATTTAAACACTATTTAAACGCTATTTAAGAGCCTATTAAAAGGCTTTAATAGTATGACCTCAAAGAATAATACAATCGCTTACAACGGCTTAAAATCAACGGGTTAGGATTAATGGGGGGATATTTAGCGTACAATATAAGATAAAATAGGTATAAAAGGCTATTGTAGCCCCCTACAAGGCTCATGGTGAAGACTTTGTAAGTATTTGATAGGATAGCCTCAAAAGAATATATAATCGCTCTATGAGCTTTAAAATGGATTGATAGAAAGTTATCAACAGCCAAAAGGAATAAGAGTTTAAACAATGAATAATAATAGTAATGAAATCAATGAGTTAGATAGTAATGACCAGGAGTTATCCACAGATAAGCCTAGCATATCAGCTCAAGAGCCAGTCATAGCAAGGGATTCGGAAGTTGTGCCTAAAAGAAAGGCAGGTAGACCCCGACATCTTGTTTTAGCGACCACCCAGAATGAGGTCTATGAATTATCTAAAGTAGGTACTAGGCATGAAGATATCGCCACTCTAATCGGTGTATCTCATGACACGTTGACAAAGTATTATAAGAAGCAGCTAGACAGAGGTAGAATAGAAGCTAACGCAGCAGTAGCTGGAACAATGTATTCTAAAGCAATGACAGGTGATGTTGGTGCAATGATGTTCTGGTTAAAGACTCAAGCACAGTGGAGTGAAAAAAATACCACAGAGTTAACTGGAGAAGGGGGTAGCCCTATTAACATCAAAGTTATTACGGGTATAGATTAAAAACCCCATTTCCAAATTTTTGCGATATATTTTTTAGACCTTTTTATACTCTTCTATACTCTACTCTACTCTTCTCTAGTATATACCAAGACTATACACTGTATATACACTGTATATACCAACTCGCAAACACTGATAAACACAGGGAATTACTATGAACGAAGAAGCTTTAAGACAACTTATTCAACAAATAACAGGTATGCGAAATAATGCTCCTGTTGGTGGTGTAGGGAACGTATCTAATAACGAATTAGCAAGATTCCAAGAAGCTCAAAGAAATAACTATATGAATGAAATAATGGGTATGAGAAATAATGCTCCCACAGGTGGAATAGGCAATATATCTCAAGCAGAATTAATACGACTAATTACTAGCCCAGCACAAGTAAGCTCTGGTGACCCAGACGGAATGACCGCACCTCCTATGCAATTATCTCCTGAAGAGATAGCAGCAAGACAAGCAGCTTATAATCAACAACAAATGATGCAGCAACTAAATGGTGAGCAAATGCAGCAACGTGATGATTCTTTATTTGACCAAATGGTAAGACAAAGGATGGGAAGATAACTATAATGTGGTCCTGTCATATATACTGGGGATTCGGATTTGGCTTTGAGTTTTATGAGGCAGAACTAGAGTTTGAAGACGGTTCAAAAGACCCGATATCATATCTTTTAATTAACATCGGACCGATAAGGATACAACGTGGAGAGTACATCTGAACAAGAGCCAAAAGCTCACGAGGATAAACTTGAAGAATTAAGAAGATGGTTTGAAGCAATAGGAGATTGTGTATGAGTTTATACGAAAACATGAACAAACGAAAAAAAGCAGGCACTAGCAGAACTAAAAAGAAGTCTACTATTACCAAAGCTGCTTACGCTAACATGAAAGCAGGTTTCCCTAAAAAGAAAAAGAAGAAAGCATAATGAAAGGCGTAAAACATTATACTAAAGATGGCAAAGAGTGGAAGGGAAATACACACAAAATGCCTAATGGTAGTTTGCATACAAATAAAACGCATACTCCTACTTCGCAAAAATTAGTGCATTATAAAGATTTATCTAAAAAAGTTAAGGCTAAAAATAATGGCAATTAAAAAAGGTAGTGAAACATTTAGTGGGTATAATAAACCTAAACGTACACCTGGACACAAAA